TCGTCACTTGATGCAGATGGCGTAGATAATCTGTTAAAAATACTATATACTCTTGGTGAAGATACTAATACATTTATCATATCTCATAAGCAAGACCTTCTTGATGGCAAATTTCCAGCTAAAATCGAGTTTGAAAAGCAAAATAATTTCAGTAAAATCAAAAAAAATTAGTGACAATATGTCACAGTTTAGTGTAAACCTCTGCGGTATATAGCTTTAAAGCTAAAAAATAAAATGCATCTCTAGTCATTTTGTTCTTTACATTGGGCTAATGATGTCGTAATATATAGATACAAAATGAGGTTAGCAAATATGACAGATACATTATTGATGAAAAAAGAGAGTCGCTCGGCTCTCGGTAAATTATTGGCTCGAGAAAATATTCAAGTCAATCACGGAAATTACAAGACCGCCTATTTCGACGTTAAGAATCGGGTACTTGGTCTACCAGACTGGAGTGACAAATCCAAGTCGGTTTATGACATGCTTCTTGGCCACGAAGTCGGACATGCTCTTTATACTCCTGAGTGGGACGAAGATTTTAGAAAGAAGTACAAACACTTCGACATCATTAACATTTTAGAAGATATTCGTATTGAACGTATGATTCAAGAAACATACGCAGGTCTTCCTCGTTATTTCAAACAAGGATATACCGAGCTATGGAACGACGGATTTTTCAACGTTGAGAAAGACCCTGCTGATCTCATTTTTCTTGACCGATTAAATCTTCATGCTAAAGTCGGTTCAATTGTCGACATTCCTTTAAATGACGAAGAAACTGAGATTTACAACAAGGCATACAATGCCAAATCATTTGATGACATCTTGGCTCTTTATGACGAAGTTCTTGAAAGAAGTCAGAAAGAAAAAGAAGAGCTAGAAGAAGATGAGTCTGGCGATCACCAAATGTCAAAACCTTCTACTGATGATTCTCAAGAATCTGACGACCCTTCTGATACAGGTAACTACGAGGACGATGATTTTTCAGATGACGGAACAGAATCACATTCAGCTACATCAGAAGATTCCGGCGAGTCTGACGAGGGTAACTCTTCAACAGGAGTGACTGACGAAGACCTTGAAGATGCAATGGAAAAATTGGCCGAAGAGTTGGCAAAGCAAACCGAGCATTTAGAAGACTTCAATCAGACCGAAGCTGAAGGTGGCGGTAACGAAGCTTCAATGGGTGAGCAGGAAGAGTTCAAAAGTGAGACTCAAGAAAAATTTAATTCAAGTCTTGAAAAAGACGAGGGCGAGTCTTATGAAGGTCGTTATGTTATTCACCCTACTAGAAAAGACAAGTTCTACAAAAATTTCAATGATTACAAAAAGGTTCTTTCAAATCGAAAAGAGCATATCGCTAAAGTTGAAGAAGCCCATGACCATTGTAATTATGCAACATCTAGAGTTGAAAACTCTGATGATTATGCCAAGTTCAAGAAAAGCTCTAAGAAAAAAGTTGGCATCCTCGTAAGAGAGTTCGAACAAAGAAAGGCTGCATGGCAATATGCTCGAGCTCAAGAATCACGAACTGGTTCAATCGATGTGACCAAACTTCACAAGTACAAATACGATGATCAAATCTTTTCTTCAGTTACATCTCTAGCAGATGCCAAGTCTCACGGAATGATTTTTCTCGTTGACTATTCCGGTTCAATGAGTCAAGTGTTGAGTGGAGTTCTTCTTCAGTTATTGAATCTTACAGAATTCTGCGACAAAGTCGGAGTTCCTTACCAAGTTATTTCATTCACCTCGGGTAGAGAATATGACGATGAGCGAGATTCATCATTTGATGGCGAGATCAACATACATGATATTCAACACAATGAAATTCTTTCAAGCAAGATGAAAAAGATCGAAAAGGCAGAGGCTCGAGAGTTCTTATTCATGCAAGCCAATTCAAGAGGTCATTATTACGGAGGAGCATGGTACATTCCCACTAAAGAGCAATTAGGCGGTACTCCACTTGATTCGACTCTTGCAAATATGGGACACATTATCAAATCTTTCAGAGCAAACCACAGAGTTCAAAAACTCAACATAATTACTCTAACAGATGGTGACTCGCATAATGTTGATTTTGAAGGTAGATTCGACAAACGTGGAGGAGCAGGTCCTGCTCTTCAACTAGATGGCAAGATGTACAAAGTAGGTAGTGGTTACAATGTGAGAACAGAATCTTACAACAAAATTATCGCTGAGCATTACAAAGTCAATATGATTGGCTTCTTTCTTCCTGAGTCAAAGAGTGCTGCAAAACATCGTATTCAACATGCAAGACGAGGTTCGAATAAGAACTCACTTAGCTACTCAGAACAAAATGCTCAAAGCAGGGAAGATATGAAAACTTGGAGAAATGAAAAACACTTCTCCATTAATTCAACTATGGGGTACAGCTCCTACTATGTTCTTGACACCAATGTTAATATTCAAGACGAGGGTGACTTCCTTACTGACATTCAAGACAAGAGCGGAAAGAGCATGGCCGAGTCAAAGAACTCTCAGAACAAGTTGGCGAGAGAATTTGCGAAACATCACAACTCTTCGAAAAACGTACGAATCCTAATGAGAAAATTCGCTGAAACTATCGGATAAGACCAGGATGCCCGAGAACATACTTTATATGAATAGCCAAATAGATAAGACAGGAACAGTATCACGAGATGCATTGAGGGCATTCTCGAGGCTGAAAAAAAATGCATTTTTTACTAAAATAAAGCATTTTTGTTCTTTACATTGGGCTGCGACTATCGTATAATACTATTATAACAATTGAGGAATACATAACAAAAAAAGGTTAGATTATGAATAATATACAAAGACAACAAGTCATCGCCGCCAATGCGAAAAAACTGGCATCCGAGATGGGTTCAGGTGAACACTCTCGTAAAGATATCATTGCTAAAGCTAAAGCTCTTGGCATGAAAGACTCAGAAGGCTACAATGTAGTTTACAAGTCAATGTCTGCCGGTTCAAAACGAGGTTACTACTCGTTCGATTCAGTTCCAGCTTCGGCTTCGGTTTCTGAAATTCCAGTGACCGCAATGGCAAATGCCACAAAGGTAAATTATCACTCAGTACAATCTGTGACTGACGATGAGATTTATGTCCCATCTAAAGTACCAGAGTACATCAAGTGGGGTGAGTTCAATACCATCAAAAAGGTGGTAAAGTCTAAGATGTTTTACCCGATTTATATTTCAGGTCCATCTGGTAATGGTAAGACTATGATGGTCGAACAAGTCTGCGCTGATACGGGACGTCAATATGTCCGAGCTCAGATTTCACCAGAAACGGACGAAGACGATTTGATCGGTGGCTTCCGTTTGATTAACGGAGAAACGGTTTTCCAAAAAGGTCCGGTTATCAAGGCAATGGAAAAAGGAGCAATTCTTTTGATTGACGAGATTGACCGAGCTACTAACAAGATCATGTGTCTTCAAGGCGTTCTTGAGGGTAACCCAGTTCTTCTTAAAAAGACTGGTGAAGTTATCACTCCTGCCGAAGGGTTCAACGTGATTGCCACTGCGAATACCAAAGGACGAGGTTCAGATGACGGACGTTACTCTGCCGCTTCAATTATTGACGATGCGTTCTTAGAACGATTTGTCGCTGCGATTGACCAACCTTTCCCTGCTCCAAATATTGAGGAAAAGATTGTCATGGCTCACATGTTGAAATTTGATTCAGTCGACGAAGATTTCCTAAAGAAATTGGTCGCATGGTCAAATGTTATTCGAAAGACCTTCGAAGCTGACGGAGTTGATGAGGTAATCTCAACTCGCCGGTTATGCCACATAACTAAGACTTTTAAAATCTTCGGTGACCGAATGAAGAGTATCGCTCTCTGCATCAGTCGATTCGACGAAGAAACCAAGGAAGCATTCCTTGACCTCTACTCTAAGGTTGACGAAAATGTCAACTATGGAGATGAGACCGAAACAGTTGACCCAACGCCAGAAGAACTGGCAGAGTCTCTTTATGAAAAGGAAATGAATACACCTTAATGAATTTGCGAAAGCAAAACCTAACCTAACCTCAAAAATCCTCGCTCTGGTCAAACAGAGCGGGGTACTTTTTATATAAATAAATAAACAGGAAGTAGAAAATTATATTATGCAATTAAGTAATGAAACAATTGAAGTATTGAAAAACTTCGCCAACGTCAATCCGAACTTAGTAGTTTCGGCCGGTTCTAATCTAAAGACAATCAGTGAAGCAAAGAACATTATGGCTTCTGCTGATATATCTGAAACATTTGATAATGGGTTTGGGATATATGACTTGAATGAGTTCTTATCAGCTCTAAATCTGATTGACTCACCAACACTAGAGTTCACAGATAATGCTGTGAAGATCAAAAACAACTCGTCACAAGTTGAATATCGATTTGCTAATATTGAGATATTAACTCAACCAGCCAAATCAGTAACAATGCCAGATGTGGATTTGTGTTTAAAGTTATCTGCAGATGATATTTCTCAGATTAAACGAGCTGCCGGAGCGCTAGGACACCCAGTACTTTCTCTTTCGGTTATAGATAATAGTGTAGTCGCAAAAGTATGTGACCCAAATAATCCAACTGCGAATACTTGGAGCAAAACTATTCCAACAGATCGAATTGACGATTTTGCCGCATTTGATTATCAATTTTTAATTTCTAACTTGAAGTTGTTGCCAGGTGACTACGATGTAAGCATCTCAAACAAATTGATCTCAAGTTGGAAAAGTCCAATAGTTGAATATTGGATAGCGCTAGAAAAAACATCAACCATACAGGAATAATATATTATGGCAGAACAAGAAACAACATATAACGCTGACGCCGCCGCCGAAAATGGCAAAGGTCCAGCACCAGAAGTAAACCTAGGAGACTTCTCCGTAATGGTAGCTATTATTGATACCGTTAGTAAGAGAGGTGGCTTCGAAGGTCAAGAGCTCCAAGATGTCGGAACTCTTCGAACTCGTTTGGTTACCTTTATCAACTATCATCAACCACAAGATGAAGCTGGTAATCCGACCGAAGGACCAGAAGTCGCTGGGTCTGAATCAGAACCAGAAACTCTGAATATTGACGAAGCGGAAGAACTAATCGATAGTTAGTCCGCTTAGACTCCCTGTGGGGCGAAGGGTAACCAGGCTCCATTTTTTTAAGTGAGTTTTATATTATGAATAATTTTTTATGGGTCGAAAAGTATCGACCAAAGACAATCCAAGATTGTATTTTACCATCACCACTAAAACAAATCTTTTTAAAGGTTGTTGAACAAGGTGAATTGCCAAATATGATTTTGAGTGGTACCTCCGGTTTAGGAAAGACCACAATCGCTCGAGCTTTATGTAGTGAGCTCGACCTTGATGTTCTACAAATTAATGCATCAGAAGAAAGTGGTATTGATACCCTACGTTCGAAGATAAAACAATTTGCGTCTTCTGTATCATTGCATAGTGGAAAACACAAAGTAGTATTATTAGATGAAGCAGATTACCTAAATGCCCAATCAACTCAACCTGCACTTCGAGCTTTCATCGAAGAGTTTAGTGCTAGTTGTAGATTTATTCTTACTTGTAATTTTAAGAATCGAATCATTGAACCCTTACATTCAAGGTGTTCTGTTATTGAATTTAATACAAATAAAACTGATCTTTCTAAACTCTGTGTTGAGTTCTTAGAAAGGCTCGAGTATATTCTTAATACTGAAAAGGTTTCCTACAACAAAAAAGTTGTAGCTGAACTCATTATGAAGTATGCTCCAGATTGGCGTAGAGTTTTGAATGAATGTCAAAAGTTTTCAACATCAGGTGAGCTCGAAAGCGATGCTTTAGTTACTCTTAACAATAAAAAGATTGCTGAATTGGCATCACACATCAAAGGTAAAAACTTTCGTGAAATGAGAAAGTGGGTAGCACTTAATAGTGATATCGATTCATCTGCTATTATTCGTGGTATATATGATTCAATGTATGAACACATAGAAGCATCTTCTATTCCACAGGCAGTAATTATCCTTGGTGAATATCAATATAAAGCAGCTTTTGTGGCTGATAAAGAACTAAACATGGTAGCATGTCTAACAGAACTAATGGGAAGTACAACATGGAAGTAGACTCAATATTTATATTAGCAATGATGGTAGCAATTATCGTCGGAGCATGTTATTTAAGACTAACAATTTAAAATGGGAAAAGGAATGACACCAAAGAAAGGCTATGACGATAAAAAGTTTAAAGCCAATTATGACGGAATCGATTGGTCAGGCGTTCGAAAGAACCGAGAAGGATTAATGGGTTCAAAGACTCGCGTGCATGAAGATCAGCGAGCAAAAATTAAAGCAAAAATTGACAAGCAGGAAATAGATGACTCCGTTTGATTATTTAAACTCAATTAATACTGGCAAAGATAATCTTGATACTTCAGATTATGTACCTTTTATGATAAACCGTGGTTTGTCTTATCACCAAGACACCGCACTTCTTGCTAATGAAATGAATAAGTACCCGTCGGTTGATTATAAAATGCAATATGACTTTTATAAAAACTCAGTCAGACCACGCAAGCGATTTGGGAAATGGCATAAAGCAGCAAAACCAACCGCTGATATCGAAGTAATTAAACAGGCATACAATTATTCACGAGAAAAAGCTGAAGTTGTTTATGAAATTTTAACAAAAGAACAAATAAAAGAACTTAAAAAAATATGGAATATAAAATCTTAGTATTATTATCTAATATATTTTTTGTTGCTGCTGGGTGGTATCTTGGTAGAGACAGAGGACGTAAAGAAACTATTAAAGCTTTAGACTCAATATTAGCAAGGGTGGCAGATGATGTTAATGCTGGCCAAAGCCTCGATTGGCTAAACAGTGAAGACCGAGATATTTATAAATAATATTTTGAGTTGAATAATGAATACAAATGATGACATCATAAAATGGGAACCAGCTGATATGCTGGAGGTTTCTTTAAGAGAACCCGATGACTTTTTAAAAATAAAAGAGACACTTACTCGAATAGGTGTATCTTCTAAACGAGATGAAAATACTCTTTTTCAATCGTGTCATATTCTTCATAAACAAGGTCGATATTTTATAGTACATTTTAAAGAACTCTTTTTGTTGGATGGTAAACCATCTAATTTAACAGAAAACGATATTGAAAGAAGAAACACCATTACTGATCTTTTAAGTGATTGGGGTCTACTCAACATTATAGAAGAAAACAAAATTAAAGGGCGATTTGCTCCACTTAAACAAATTAAAATTATTTCACATAAAGAAAAACGAAACTGGAATTTAGAGTCTAAGTACTCTATTGGAAATATAAAGAAAGTATAATATGACAAACCTAAACAAACTATCAAAAAAGAAATTAGAAGAACTGGGTCGTGAAAAAGGCGTGGAACTAGACAGACGCAAGTCAAAGGCAATCTTAGTTGAAGAACTAGAAGCTTACTTATGTAAGTGTGGTAATACAGAAGATGAAAATGGATTCTGTGATGGTTCACATGCTAAGACAAAAGTACAAGAAGAAACTGAAGTAATATATGAGTTTGTTCCAGCAACTGATGGTCATTCAAAAGCTTACAATTATACACAGATTTTGAATACTGAATTTGAAACTGAAGGAGCAGCAAAGGTAGTAACTTTCCAATATGGTGGTAAAGTTGTTTCTAAAAAACCAAAGTTTGTAGTAGTTAAGTAATGGCTCAAGCATCAGCTCAACACATCTTAGTGTCGACTGAAGAAATGTGTAATCAATTAATCGAAAAGATTAAGACCGGAACACCTCTTCAAGTATTGGCACCAGAATATTCACAATGCGCAAGTGGTACTAGAGGCGGAGATTTAGGAACCTTTGGCCCTGGCCAGATGGTACCAGAATTTGATAAAGTTATTTGGTCAGCTCCTATAAATAAAGTTCAAGGTCCAATTAAAACAGACTTTGGATATCACTTAATCGTAGTTACCAATAGAACATGAGAAAAGGTTTATTTGTTTTTTATGGCCAAGCTTTTAGGAATAAAGAAAATAGCTTAAATGTCCAAAAAGAAATAAGCCAATCTCACATAAAGCTTTTAGAATCTTTAAAAGGTTATAAGATTGATGTTCTAATAAACTCTTATAAAACTTTATATGAAAAAGAGTTAATATCGTTATATCAAAACCACCTTATATGTTCGAACTTTATAGATGACAAAAAACATCAAGAATTATTTAGTGAATACCCAAAACAAGGTACACGAATAATTGCAAATTATACAATAGATATAATAAATCAAAACACTCAAATTGAAGATTATGATTTTCTGTTTATTTGTCGAATTGACGGATTATTAAAAGATAAATTTATAGAAGAGTTTAAGCTTAAAGATAAAATTATGTATCCTCATCCAATCCAATCTCATGAGGGCCCGAACAACAAAAAACATTATCTAGGCAATGAACCCCAAACTCTTTTTATTGGTGATGCTTTTGTTGTTATTCCTAAAAAGTACTTTTTTATTTTAGAGCATAAAGATTTGTTACACCATTTTGCTACAGACAGATTAACAAGTTTAAATTTATACTTAGGAAAAGACATTGATTTTTTCTTACATAAGTGTTATAGCGCAAACACACGTGAACAGAGAAACCCTTTTTATAGATTACCAAACAGAAGTGAAGGTTCAGATTGTTGGAGAGGGCTTGAAAATCTAATATTTGATATAAAAAAAGAAAAAAATTATAAATAGAACATAAACAATTTCCTGCACATTTAATTGAATACTATGCCAAAGGAATAAAGTCTTCGGACTCCTGCGGAGAAAGCTCAACCCCCTCTTGAAATAGATGAGGTAGACCCACTGCAGATGGGAAGAGCCTGTTAGATTTAATTAAATAATTCACAATAACACAAACACAAACATAGAAAGACACACACAATGCCAGAAACAAAAAACCCGTATGAAATCCGCCTTGACATTTTAAACATGTCAAAAGACTTATTAGTCGAAAAATGGAATTCAACAAACTATGCATTACAAGAACACTATAATGCAAAAACACAGCGTGCAATGGAAACTGAATCAGAGCTTCCAGCTCCTTATGAACCATTGTCATTTCCTAGTGAAGACGATATAATTTCTAAAGCTCGCCAACTTAATGAGTTTGTGAGCAATGGTTAGAATATAAATAACCTTGTTACAAGTTGTAACGATTGTTCATTCAAATTAAAATATTATGGAAATTATAGCATACACTGCGATTTGGCTTGCGGTTAGTGGATTGTTTGCAATGCTTTTATTGTCAAATGACCCTTATGCTCGAGCCAAAAAACTTGCTGATATTGCTCTAGAGCGTATCGAAGTACTAAAGCACAAGTGGCTTGAATCAGAAAAAGCTGGACGTGATATTGGTATGGAATCTGCTAAGAAATCTTGGAAGAAAAACCATGCTAAGAAGTGGAAAGCTAGTAGACGATAGCTACTTAATTAAATAGAAAATAAACTGCACCTCATTTTTTTCGGAAAGTGAGGTGCTTTGTCTTATAAATAATACTGATGGCGCTCATGGTGAGGTCATCAATACAACAATAACTCGCTTAAAGAGGAGAAAAATAATATGACAATTAATCATATCTTGGCGCAATTCGATGCCTTAACTAACGACCCAAGAATCTTGGGATTTCAACCGATGTTCGATAGAGTCGAACGTCAACTACAACATTCACAGGATACTTATCCACCACATAATGTTGTTTACGATAAAAACGAAGACGGAGAAGAGTCTTATATCATTGAACTTGCATTAGCGGGTTATACTGAAGATAAGATTGACGTTAAAGTAGAAGATGACCAACTCACTATTATTGGTGATATGGGAGAAGACGAAAGAGAATACCGCGCAAAAGGTATTGCGACTCGAAAGTTTAAAAAGTCTTTTACCCTTGGTGAATATCTTGTAGTACAAGGTGCAAAGTTCGAAAATGGTTTACTTAAAGTTACTATTGATAGAGTAGTGCCAGAAGAAAAGAAACCACGCACTATCGAAATTAATAGTAAGAAAACTAAAAAAAAGTCTTTACTAACTGAGTAATATCTGATATAGTATTACTATAAAAGATTAAGAAACACTCCTGGTTATGAGATTAAACTAACCATTTTTATCTTGACATTTACACCTAGTTGGTGTACTATATTATATTATGAGCAATGGATTTTATACATCAGTTGAAAGATACGGAAACAAGTTGTTATATCGTGGATATGACGACGAATGCAAACGGGTTCAAAAACGAGTTCCGTATAAACCAACTCTTTATTTAGAATCTAAAAAGCCATCAACTGAATGGCATTCTATCGACGGACAAAACGTTGAACCACTTCAGCTAAGTTCGATGGCTGAATATAAAGATTTTGTCAAAACACATGGTAGTGTTGCTAAAATATATGGAAACAAAAAACATATTCCTGCTTTTATTCAGCATGTGTTTCCTAATGAAATTAATTTTAATCGTGGACTAATTGATGTTTGGTCTTTTGATATTGAAACTGAATACGGATATGGTTTTCCAAACCCTGATAATCCAGTTGTTCCTATTCTGTCAATTGCCTTAAAGAGTTCTCGTGAAACTTTCTATCGTGTTTGGGGTATGGGAGACTATGACCCAGACAAATCAGAACTTGACTTAGATATAAAATATTACAAGTGCAAGAATGAACAAGAATTACTTCACGAGTTTCTAACACATTGGTCACAAAATCACCCCGACATTGTTACAGGTTGGAACTCAAGATTTTTCGATATTCCATATTTAGTTGCAAGAACTGCTCACCTGCTTGATAGTCAGATAGTCAAACAATTCTCACCCTGGAAGTTGGTTGAACGACAAGAGATTTTTATTCAAGGTCGAATGAATGTCTCATATCGCATTCAAGGAGTTGCAGATTTGGACTATATGGAACTATTCAAAAAGTTTGCTTATACATATGGTAACCAAGAATCATATTCACTTAACCACATTTCTCATGTTGTACTTGGAGAACAAAAGATTGATTATGGTGAATACGGAAACCTTAAGAATTTACATAATGAAAACTATCAGAAGTTCATCGATTACAATATTAAAGACGTTGAGCTAATTGAAAGACTTGAAGAAAAGATCGGTCTGATTACTCTAGTTGCTACTGTTGCTTATATGGGTGGTGTTAATTATGGCGATACCCTAGGAACAACTGCAATATGGGATGCAATCATTTATCGTAATCTTTGCCGAAAGAAACAAGTACCAAACATAGAACAAATCAGACAGAGTGATTATCAGATTATTGCTGGTGGTGAAAAGATTGCTGGCGGATATGTTAAAGAAGTTCAAGAAGGTATGCATGACTGGGTAATGTCTTTTGACTTAAACTCTCTTTATCCAAACATTATTGTACAAAACAATATCTCGCCCGAAACAATGCGAGCAGAAGAACAAAAGTTTGGAGTAAACCCTGATACTATACTTGATGGCTCTGCCCCTAAACCAGAAGAACATTACTCAATGTGTGGTAATGGCGCAATGTTTACAAATGGAAAGCAAGGAATCATACCCGAGATTATTGAAAAGCTATATGCCCATCGAGTTGAAGTAAAAGACAAGATGCTTACAAAAAAACGAGAACGAGAAATCAAAGGTTCTAAAGCAATTGATATTGAAATTACTCGACTTGAGACAACTCAGCATGCGGTTAAGATTTTGCTCAACTCTCTTTACGGAGCTATGGCCAACAAATGGTTCAAGTATTATGAACCACAGATGGCTGAAGGTGTAACTCTTACAGGTCAATCGGTTATTCGGACTTCAGAAAAAGCTGTTAACGATTTGCTTCAAAGAATTTTCAAAGACAATGCTGACCGAGTTATTGCTATTGATACAGATTCACTTTATGTGAATGTTGATGACGTGGTAAATGCTCAACCAAATGAAGACCCGCTCGATCTACTTGACAAGTTTGCTACAAGAATTATTGAGCCTGAATTAGAAAAAGCATTTAAACAATATGAAATCACAACTAATGCGTTCAAGCCAAGAATGGTTATGAAACGAGAAGTGATTGCTGACAGAGCTATTTGGACTGCTAAGAAAAGATACATATTAAATGTACTTGATTCGGAAGGTGTCCGATTTGCTAAACCTAAGATTAAGATGATGGGTATTGAGGCAGTCAAGTCTTCTACTCCTATGAGTTGCCGAGATGCAATGAAAGGTATGTTCAAGATTATGCTCGAAGGTGGTGAAGACGCAACTCAAAAAGCTATCCGTGATTTCAAGATAGCATTTAAAAACCTCAAGCCAGAAGACATTGCTTTTCCTAGAAGTTGTAATGGAATTGACAAGTTTCATTCTAAGTCTTCAATATATGCTAAAGGTACTCCGATACATGTTCGTGGTTCTCTTTTATATAATCACCGACTAAAAGTTCTTGGCCTTGAAGATGAATATGAAAAGGTAGAAAACGGAAATAAAATCAAGTTTATATATTTGATGAAACCAAACCCAATACAGGAAAACATTATTTCGTTTGCTAGTGTATTACCAAAGGAATTTGAGTTGCATAAATATATTGATTACGACAAACAATTTGAAAAGGCCTTTCTTGAACCTCTAGAGATTATACTTGACTCTATCGGCTGGACATCAGAACCAGTGGCAAACCTTCAAGAGTTCTTTCAATTTTAAATTGACATAAACCACAAAATAGGATATATTATAAACAATGAGTAATTGGTCAGAAGATATGAAACGCATGCATGAAAAGTTTGAAGTGCATGAAGCAATTAAAAAAATGGATAAAGCCGCCCTTAAATCCTTCTTACGATTTAGAGTAGCGTGTGTACAAGAAGAAGTGGATGAGCTCAAGTCAGCAACCGCCGCCAATTTGCCAATCGACGCAGAAGAAACAGTTGATGCATTAATCGATATTTGCGTGTTTGCAATTGGTACTTTAGATTTATTTGGCATCGATGCGAATGCCGCATGGGACGAAGTATTGCGAGCTAACGTTAATAAAGAAGTTGGTATCAAACCAGAGCGACCAAATCCATATGGATTGCCAGACCTAATCAAACCAGAAGGTTGGAAACCACCAAGTCACAAAGACAATCACGGAAAGTTAAGTGGAATATAATTTAACAATATTTAAATCAATTTTTGATAATAAGACTCATCGTCAAATGACACTCAAATCATTTGATGAATTTGAGTCTACTATGCGTGCACTACAGACTCAAGTAAAAAGAAAACCTCAGAAAGGGGAAAGACCAAATGAAGAAACCGCAGAGCTTATTTCACCCGCAACATATAACACTTCAGACACCAGAAAAAACTCTAATGTATTGGGGTGGGGAAGCTGGGTTGCTCTCGACATCGACGACTACAACGGAAACATTGATGATGTATTTGAAAGATTTAAATCCTATCGGTATTTTTCGTATTCATCGGCCAGTTCTACAAAAGAAAAACCTAAATGCAGAATCGTCTTACCCCTTACAAAGTTTATTCCAAATGAAAAAATTAAACACCTATGGTTTGCCATTAATAAGGAATTTGGTGAGATAAATGATCCACAAACAAAAGATTTATCTCGTATGTATTATGTGCCCGCTAATTATCCTAATTCTTATACTTTCTTTAGAAGTAATAAAGGTGTGGAAATTGATGCTGAAATTCTTATGACTAAACATTCTTTCTTTCAGGCATATAAAGAAAGTAAGTGGGGTGCAACCGTAGAAAGCATGCTAGAAGACTTTAAAAAAGATAAACTATGTAATTACGATATTAAGTGGAGTGGTTATAAGGATTGTCCTTTTGTCAATAAACAATTGGTTACTGAATATCAGGTTATTACAGAAACTGGTTGGTATCACAAGATGTATCAGATAATGGTTTCAATTTCAGCTAAGGCTCTAAAAAGAAATTATCCGATTACGCCTAAAGAAGTAACGTCTCTTTGCAAAGAGATAGATTCAGAAACTGGTGGCTGGTATAAAAATCGGCCACTAGAACTTGAAGCAAGTCGTGCAATAGAGTATGCAATGAAGAACATATAAATTATGAATATAGGAAAATATTGTTTAGATATAACTGAGTTTGAATGGCGTCCATGGTATAGAGTGGAGTTTGAGTTCGAAGATGATCGCGAAGAAAGAGGGTATGCTTATATACATCGTGGATGGTTGTGGTTTGTTTTGTCACACAGAGTAGGTTTTGGCTGGAAAGCATTTCACGAAAATGTAAAAAATACTATTGACGAAATTAGTGATGACAATAATATTTTTAAATTATGAATCATATTAGTAATGTAATAGAAAGTGGCATCACATCATACCTAGCGTGTGAAGATAAGAAAGAAAAGGCTGCAATCAAATATGGTATTAAAATGTTAATGCGTCAGCTCGTTTTAAATAAATGTTGGTCTAAAAAAGCTCATCAGGTAGCACTAAACAATAATTGGCCTTTAGATATGAATTGGTATAACCAAAACAAATATGATAAAGGTAGAAAAGAATTGTTGATGGAACACAAAAATCCTGTTGAAGAAATTTGGCAAAAGCTATGCGCCACACCTTGGGACACTCAAGAAATTTTAAAAAAAGAAATTCATATTGTTTGGGTTACTCGTAAAGAAGATGCAGAACTTACTAGATTAGGATATAGGTCTAAAAGACCCGATTCTGATAAAGCATATAGAGAAGCAGGAATCCAAATTTTATGCTCCGATAGCTCAGCTGGATAGAGCAATGGTTTTCTAAACCATTGGTCGCAGGTTCAAGTCCTGCTCGGAGTACCATTTCTTTACATATTTTTTACATATAAATGCACAATGTGGCATTTTTTTCCTTTACATTGGTGTTATTATATACTATAATATAACAGAATTAAGGTTAACAATAATAATAAAAAAATATGAGAAATTCAGTAAAATACATCATCGACTACAAAGGATACGGAAACACATTTGACCTCACCAATACTCGTAATGGAGAGCATACAGAAATTGATCGTGATTCGGCCATGGATTATGTTTTAGATAATCAACATCGTGAAGCAAATGGTTATGCCACCGATACTTATTTCTCTTTTAAAGCCGACGTTTCTCTTCGCTCGGTTCCACAAGTACTTATCGCTTAGAAATATTATGAAAGCAGAAGAAAGAATGAAAGCATGGGAACAACTTACCTGGCCAAAACCAGACTGGGAGACATTTAAGCGAATGTTACCATCATGTAAGAATAACCCTTTAGTGGTAAAAACAATTTGGCTGAGAAAGAATGGTCAAAAAAAGATTGACATTTTGAATTAAATAGAGTATAGTATATATTATGAAACCGTTAGAAAAAGAATGGAAAGAACAGGCTAAGGTAGCTAAAAAGAAATCTAAAAACGGTGGCATCAAATTTGATGACGATAAACCAGACTATTCTTTGATTCCACCTAATGCTTTAGATGATGTAGCTAAGGTTCTTACAATTGGTGCTAAGAAATATGACCGCCATAATTGGAAGAAACTAGATGACATAAATAATAGATACTTTGCTGCAGCAAGTAGACATATGTGGGCATGGCTCAGAGGTGAAACTCACGACCCCGAAACAGGTCTACATCACATGGCTCATGCATTATGTTGTTTATTTTTTATATTAGAATTTTATTATTTACAAACAGAGAAAGATAGTGTATAGTATATATTATGGATAAAGAATCATTAAAGGTACTAAAAGAATGTGCCGAACTACAAATTAAAAAATCAAACGATTATCAAAATGATAAATCAAGAATCAAACAGGCGGATTATTATCCTCGTGGAGTTCTTACAATATTAGATATTGTCTACGCAAAAGTCCTCCGCATGTATTCAGTTATTGAAGCTATGGAGTCAGACCCTAATTATAAACAAAATTTTGAGTCTATTGAAGACTCGGCAAAAGACCTAATTAATTATAGTTCTTTTATTGCAGCTTATTGTCGTAATGGCATTGATGGACAAGATGGTTCAAAAGATTTTTTAAACAGAGAAATAAAAAATGTATCAGAATAATGACGATATGAGAGATGAGTTTGTATACAGACTCAATAACGAAGAGTTTGTTACGGACAAAACTGGTGTAAAAACTCTTGAGGTAATTAACGCAGGTTTTGAAGTAACAGAGCCAACTATTTTCGGTAAACGAAATGATGAATATGTTGCTCGAGAACTCGAATGGTATGAAAGTCAATCTTTATATGTAAAAGACATACCAGGTAAAACACCTCCTATATGGGAATCAGTATCAAGTGACAATGGCCAAATTAATTCTAATTATGGCTACCTTGTATTTGGTGAAAACAACTATTCTCAATATGATAATGTTCTTAAAGAACTCAAAAGTAACCCTGAGTCTCGTAGAGCTAATATGATTTACACTCGACCAAGCATGCACACAGATGCATTTGTTTCTGGTATGAGCGATTTTATTTGTACAAACAATGTTCAATATTTTATTAGAGATAATAAATTAGTAACATCAGTTTATATGAGGTCTAATGATGTTATCTTTGGATTCAACAATGATTATGCATGGCAGGAGTATGTTAGTAAAAAGCTAGCAAATGACCTTTCGATTGAGGTTGGTTCTATCTATTGGAATGTTGGTTCACTTCATGTTTATGAAAGACACTTTGATCTGATTAGAGAATGGGAAGATAGCTTTGCTGCAGAGATAACAAAGCAAATCGAGAGTATTCAAAAAGAAGTACAAGAAGCTCGAAGAAAAGAATTAGAAGAACAACCAGAGTTTAATTTTGATGGATAAGTGGGATATTAGATTTATAAGAATGGCTAGAGAAGTTGCTTCTTGGTCTAAAGACCCCTCGACACAGGTTGGGTCTATTGCTGTTATGGATAAAAAAATTATTGCCACTGGCTATAATGGATTTCCTAAAGGTATTAATGATACCGAAAATAGGTTGAATGACAGAGAGCGAAAACTCAAGCTTATGGTTCATGGCGAAATGAATATGATCTATAATGCTGTTGAACATGGAGTTAAGTTAAAAGGTTCTACCATTTATATTTGGGGATTACCTACATGTGAAGATTGCTGGAAAGGACTGGTTCAAACTGGAGTATCCAGAGTTGTAATGCCTAACATTGAACTTGAAGGTGGTACATGGAAAGCCGGTTGTAACCATGCTAAAAAGTTTATGGAAATGACAAACATAGACGTAACAGAATATTTGATGTCATGGCCAGGATTAAATTATGAAGAAAACTATTCTGGTAATAGTTATCAGCAAAATCAATACATGGCCGAAGACCATTATAACTTAAGAGATAAAAACCACGGGTCAGAAGTACATGAGCATTAAAGAACGCATTAAAGAAATATTTGAAGAAAAAACTGCTCAGTTCGAAGCTGATGTCAAAAGTGGTAAGAAAAAACTAAGAGTGCCAGTAAAAGACTACATAAATAAAGATGGCATAAGAGTAAGAGAATATGGCAAATTGGAAAACTAGAGAACGTAAACCAGGACAGATGGTTGATAAACAAAACAAACGAATAAAAAGCAGTATTACACAATCCGCCTCGTACGGATCAATGACTTTTTGGAAAAATGTAGACTTTTGGCAATCAATGCTTTTATACGCAATACTTATTAGTTTACTATTTGTGTTGGCGTACGTGGCAAGTTTATTACAATGAATATAGCAATAGGAAAAATAGGCAAGTCAATTTTATTTGACTCAACGAAATGGGGTGCTCATGGCGGAGACATTGACGCTCCAGTGTTTTATGAAAATTTGTTTCATAAGAACCCTAAACAAAACTTCTATATAGTTGGTGCATCTGACTATTGCAGGCTTCACCCTTCTCACAGAGCTAAAATTAATAAACACGGTAATGTATATGATTTGATGGATGGTTTCTCGCAATGGAATGCGGCCAATCCAAAATATAAAGAAAACTGTTCTCATCGTATTACTTTTATGAATGAGAAGATTTTGCCTAACCTTCCTAAAATAGATTGCGGATTGTTTATGGTAGGATTTGCGGGCCAACACAATGTTGTCGGAAAGACGTATAAGTCAGAAGGTGTATTAGCAAAACCACTATGTTGTCATAACACATACACTGGTCCATACATGGAATTTTTAAACAAAACAAATATACCACACGCATTTATTTTAAATGACCCAAGATTATGGCCAGGCTCAATGTATGACTTATTTAACCCGCCAAAGGTTGTATTAAGTCAATATGATGAAACTATAGAATTTAAACACCAAAAGTCTTATAAAGATACAACAAAAGTCGTAACTAAAATTGAAGCAATATACTCTGAAGTAGAAACAACCTTTCTCATCGGTAAACAAGAATCTCAAGGAATAATGCGTTTTCTTGATCGAGTTGAAAAAGATATTAAAATGATGGTTGTTTGTAATGAAGGTAACCCATCACGATATAAAGATTTAAAACACTATGTTCTTGACCACGTTCAAGATGTAGACATTTATGGTAAGTGGAACTTTAAAGCAAAAAGAATAAATGAAGACCCTCGCTTTAAAGGACCTAAAAAATTTAATGAGCTTCAATCAATGTTGGAAAGAGTTAAATATACTTTTTGTATTCCAATCAAAAAAGGTTGGGCAACCGCTAAGTTTTGGGAAATGGCACATTATGGAATTATTCCGTTTCTTCACCCAGACTATGATTCAGAAGACCACTTAAATGTTGACGACTTTTTTAGAATTAAAGACTCAAAAGACCTCCACGATAAAATTGAACTATTAGAAAATGACCATACAGAATATATGCATAAAAAGAATCTTCTTGACAATATGTTAAAATTGTCGTATTATGATGGTACAAGATTAAATGGAATAGCAATGACAACACTTAGAGAGATAATGAAACAATATGGCTAAATGGGAAGAAACATTAGTGGTAGATTTTGATGATACGATTGCGTTTACTAAAAAGCGTGATTGGTATAATGCATTACCCAATCGACCTTTGATTGATAAACTAAACAACCTTTATAATAAAGGGTGGGATATTCATATAGTAACTGCACGAGGTACACTCTCATGCAAAAATCGAGAAGAGGCAGAAAAAACATACCGACCACAAATTGAAGACTGGTTAGATAACAATTTAGTAAAATATACTTCATTGTGTTTTCAGAAAAAGCTAGGACTCTATTACATTGATGACAAAGGTATAACACCAGATGATTTTGTAAAGTCTTTTGGACAAGAAGAGCTTGAGGGCTGGAGTGGTGACAGAGTTTATATTGATAATGCATCAGGCGATGTGGTAAAAGTTCACAACGAATATCCAGGTAAAGTAATTGAATGGTATGAAGCAGCAGAAGACCGAGGATTTAAAGTACCAAAGATTCGTTCCGTAATTGGTAATACAATTAGAATGGAAAGACTTCACCCGTATGGTTCAGACTATTATGGTAGTATTGATGCTATCTTACAAAAAATTATGAAGTTTGATGGTCGAGTACCGCTTGAAGGTTATCAAGAACCAAAAATGCAAGTTGCTCTTTATAGAGACTATATGGAAAGATGTAAAGGCAGAATAGATAACAAAGAGTTAGATGATTTTCTTGATAAGCGTATGAGAAAAGAATATCCAAATACTCCATATACATTTGGTCATGGCGATGCCTCATTTGAAAATATTATGAGTGATAGCTATGGCGATGAAGTTTACTTTATTGACCCTATTCAAGAACCTGGTTTATATTCTTCTTGGGTTATTGACTTTTCAAAGTACTATGCGTCATACGCTCTTAAAAGAGAAATTATAAACCCTCGAGTTATTGAAAGAAACCTTGTAAAAAATCATCTTTATCAAGGCATAAATATAAAGACAATACAGGTACACGCAATCGCAAATCTTTGCAGAATGTACCCCTATGCCAATAAAGATTGGCAATTGAAAATTTTAAATTTAATAAAGGAATTATGCGAGAAAGTGAAAAACGAAAAGTAGGACTAACTGCATCTACCTTTGATTTATTTCATTCGGGTCATATAGTTATGCTAAAAGAAGCTAAGTCACTTTGTGATTATCTTGTAGTTGGATTGTTAGTAGACCCGACAAAAGATAGACCAGATTCAAAAAATAGACCAGTTCAATCGGTGTTCGAACGATACATTCAAGTTTCTTCTTGTCAATATGTTGACGAAGTAATACCATTTGAAAGTGAACAAGATTTGATCGATATGATTTTAACAATAAACCCCGACATTAGAATTGTTGGTGAAGAATATAAAGACAAAGAGCACACTGGAAAAGGACTTTGTAATATTCATTATAATAAACGCAGACATTCCTTTTCCACAAGTGAATTAAGAGAAAGAGTGACCAATGCCTAAAGATTATACATATGCCTCAATCATACCACTTATTGGTGGTGAAACAATCGCAATGCAAAATGCATTTGGTAAAAAGCCAGAATACATTTTATCCTATAGTGGATTTAAAGCAAATGATTCTCAACTATTAAATTATTATGATAACACCGTTCCATATTATCTACTAGACGAAGATAATCAAAACATGCAATACGTTAAACACGTTGATGTTGTCAATTCAGTTTGCCCTTGTGCTGGTCTTTCAATGTTGAATACTTCAGCCTCTGCAGATAATGCGGCAAATGACTGGATGTTAGAATCATCCACACACGTTCTTAAAGAACTACGTCCGAAGGTACTATGGGGTGAGAATGCTCCTGGTCTTTATGGAAATATGGGTAAACCCGTAGTAGAAAAGCTACGTCGTATTGGAGAAAAGTTTGGATATACATTTACTGTTTATAAGACAAAATCAACTCTTCACGGACTAGGTCAAGTACGTAATCGATCGTTTTACTTCTTTTGGAATGATAAACATTGTCCGCAGCTTCCTTACTTTAGTAGAGAAAAAGAACCTATTGAAGAATGTATACGCAACGCATTTGTTTCAGATGATGACCCTATGAATGAAGTCGTCAATAAAACAAAGCCAAGTGAAGACCCTTGGTATCGATATGTACTTGAAGAAATGGAAGGTGGAATTACTCACCAAGAATTTTATAAGAAACTTAAGAAGTCAACAAATCCTATTAATTGGGTAGAAGACAATCGTGGTGTAAATGGATTTAAACAAGCATCAGAATGGTTTGCTGAAAAGGGATTAGAAAAACCAGCAGCTTCTGCAATGAGAATGTATCACAAATTAAAAGGTGGTGGTAATATAATGAGGCGATGCGTTGAACTAGGTAAAGGCCACACATCAGCATTCGTTGGTCACTTTGCTAAACAATTAGCACACCCCGACGAAGATAGGTATATTACAATACGTGAAGCCCTATCTATTATGAAGATGCCAAGTGACTTTGAGTTACAGGGCGGATTGAAAAATTTAAATATGATTTGTCAGAATGTTCCCGTAACAACTGCTACAGATATGGCACAGAGTGTTAAAGATTATCTTGATGGTAAACTTGATGTTATTCATTCTGAGTTTGTTCGACAAAACAATTTAAACAGAAGTCGTGAATTTGCTGAAGCTACTGCAAGTTTAGACAGTTTTATTAATTGACATCCACGTCAGTATATTATATAATGAGTAGTATAAAAAAAGAGAAAGAGTAACTATGAGCCTATTAGAAAAATTACAAAAAACGTCAAAGGTAAAAGGCGTATCGATTCTATCCGAATCAAAGCTCTTTGATGAAAAAGAGTTTGTTTCCACACCAGTTGGCATGATTAATGTCGCGCTATCTGGTTCACTTGATGGTGGATTATCATCAGGTCTTACAGTCTTGGCCGGTCCAAGTAAACATTTCAAAACATCCTTTGCATTGTTGATGGCATCAGCATATTTAAAGAAGCATAAAGATTCTGTCTTATTGTTCTATGATTCAGAGTTTGGTTCACCGCAATCTTATTTCGAAAGCTTTGATATTGACACGTCCAGAGTTCTACACACTCCAGTTACTAACATTGAAGAACTGAAGTTTGATATTGTCAATCAGCTAGAACAAATTGAAAGAAAAGATAAGGTGGTAGTTATTATCGATTCAGTTGGCAATATTGCATCTAAGAAAGAACTTGATGACGCGCTGAACGCAAAGAGTGTAGCAGATATGTCTAGAGCTAAAGCTCTTAAAGGATTATTTCGTATGATAACTCCAATGTTAACATTAAGAGATATTCCATTATTGGCTGTAAATCATACTTACCAAGAGATTGGCCTGTTCCCTAAACAGATTGTTTCCGGCGGTACGGGAATCTATTACTCGGCAGATAATATTTGGATTATTGGTCGTAGACAAGAAAAGACCGGTACTGAAGTAACAGGATATGATTTTGTTATTAATGTAGAAAAGTCTCGCTTTGTAAAAGAGAAATCAAAGATTCCTATCAATGTAACTTGGGAAGGTGGTATCAACAAATCTTCTGGTCTGCTTGATGCGGCTCTTGAAGGCGGATATGTATTAAAGCCTAAAGTCGGTTGGTATGTAGCTAACAATCCTACAACAGGCGAAGAGCTAAGTGGCAATGTACGACAAAAGCAATGTGATGACGCATTTTTTGCAGACATTATTGAAAAGACCGATTTTAGTGATTGGTTAATTAAAAGATATAAGATCGCAACTGGTTCGATATTAAGTAATGACAACGATTCTGAATAAAGAAGATGAAGATTACAAACTAGTATTTAAAGAAGATTCTCAATTTTATTCAGTTAAACTTCTTAAAGGAAAATACACAGATGTAATCTTTACTTATGGCAAAGTACAAATCAAAGAGCCAACTGAAGATGGTTCTTTACCTATAAATTTTAATTGGAAGTTGGAAGAAAAGCCAGACACCTTAGAAGAAATTTTAGAAGAGTCTACAGAGTTCCAACATTATATTGGAGATATATTAGCAGATTTAATTCAAGAAAGCGCAAAAGCAAAAGATGCAGGAAAACATACAGACGATAATACTAAAGACACTGGTACAAAATGAGGATTATTGCCGAAAAGCATTACCTCACTTAAAACAAGAATACTTCGAAAAAGAGCATAAACCAGTATATGACTTATTCTTACAATTTATTGGAAAATTCAATAAACTTCCGACATCTTCGGTTTTAGATATTGAGCTTCAATCTTCTCAATACGCAAATAGACCAGAAACAAATGATGTAGTTAAATTGATTCAAGAACTCGACAATCCAGTCGAGGTTGATATGACATGGTTGTTACAGACTACTGAAAAGTGGTGTAAAGACAGAGCCGTGTATTTAGCAATTATGCAATCGATTGGTATTATAGATGGAAAAGATAAACACCTCGGAGAAGGAGCAATACCAGAAATATTAACTAAAGCTCTATCGATCTCATTTGATAAAAATGTAGGTCACGACTATATCGAAAACGCAGAAGGTAGATTTG